TTCGTCTTCGTCTGTACCGTTTGCAACACAAGCCTTCTCTCCGTATGCGTGTGAGCAGTTTAGACCTCTAATAAATCCACCTGATTCACATAAAATTGCTTTTTCAGCATAATAAACGAATACTGATACTGCCTCACAACGACCATTTCCTAAAATGTGAATACCCATACCATCACTATTGATTTGAGTAAAGTCATTTCCTAGAATTGATTTGTTAGATGAAGCGTGAGTTTTCTTGTGTAAGTTACCATCAACTTGCATACCAGCAGCACCAGCATTTGCTGATGTGCAGTTTTGAATGTATGGAGAAGCAGTTTTAATATTACCACTAGGGTCTAGTGTCATAACACCTGCCATTTCAACACCTTTAGGTATTGTAAACTCTCCAACATCTGTTACATTAAATCTTGCTCTTCCTAATGTGATAAAATCACTTGTTGTTAATCCGTGATTTGTACTTGTATTAACCGTTAATTCTCCAGTTGCGTAAGCATATGATATATTTGCAACACCAATATTTGTTCCTTCATCACCTTCTTTAATAACATTTCCGCCTTTAACAAAAGTGTGTGCATATTCTGAAATTGAAGTAGGTATTGTAAATGAATTAGCACTTGTTACCGTAACTTCGTATAATCCACCAGCACGTTTTGTACCAGTTAATCCTGTAAATGTAAAGTTTCTAATGTTCGTTGCGTCATTTAATAGGAACATATTACAAGCATTGTTATCTTCTAAAGATTTTACCGTTAATGTTAAATCACTAGAATTACCAACATCAGCACCTTTAAGTGTAACAACATCATTAACACTAAATCCATTACCACCGTTCCAAGTAATAACCTCTACTGCCTTACCACCATCTACTAATACACTAAACACAGCGTCATTACCAACTTCTGGAAGAATTTTATCTCCATCAGTTGTTGTATATTGTAATCCTGATACTTTACATACATCACTAACAGAAAAACCGTGAGTTGATGTACAAGTAATTGTACAAACACCTGTTGCGTTATCGTAAACAGCATTTGATACACTTAATTCACCGTAAGCAGCGTTTGTAACTAATCCACCTCTTTTATAGATGTGTACTAAATCTGAAGTTCCTAAGTTTACCGTAAAACTTGTTGTGTCTGGAACACTTGCAACCGCTAATGATTTTTCAATTTTACTAGGGTGTACATATTTGTATTCGCCTGCCGTACCACCTGTAAAGTTATTTGTTATACTAACGGTTTTAATTTGTGTTCCTGAACCTGTTGTAGGAGATACTCGGCAGTTTCTTAAAGATTCACCTATGATTGATACTCTAGGTCTAACTCTTAAAGGTAATACTTCTTTGTATTCACCGTTTGCAACTTTAATTACATCACTAGCGATAGATTTAACATCTGCTGTTAATGTAGTAGCGCCACCAATATCAGCACCGTCTATTCTTAATTTATCTCCAACATTATGATGAGCAGTTCCGTTAGTTACTGATATTACAGGTGAAGCGCCATTTGTGTCAACTCTAAAGTAAGAGTCTTCACCAACAGCAGGATAAGTTTTTGCACCGATAGAACAAGTGTAATCTAAACCTCTTAATCTTATAGTATCACTAATAGATAATCCGTGAGCACCTGAAGTTGTTATTGTAACTACACCTGTATTATTATTATAAGGTCCGTTTGTAACTGATAATGTTACATCATCTGATCTTAAAACTTCACCACCAGTAACATAAGTGTGAGTGTAAGTTGATGTTCCTAATGTTATTTCAAAAGTTGTAGAAGATGGAACTCCTGTAACCGTTAATTCTTTATAAGCAACTGCTCTAATATTATTGTACACATTAGCAGTACCACCAGTACCACCATTAACATTTTGTACTTCAGTTATGGATGCCTCTTTTGCTTTTGTACAAGCGGCCTGTACTGATCTGTAAGGTAATGATTCTGTTCCTGGGTTATTGTCATCTCCTGTAGGAGCAACATATAAAATATTTTTACCAGAAATATCTGACCATTTAACATCTAGTCCATCACTTGCTAAAACTGAACCTGGCATACCAATAGGTAACCTAGATACACCACCTGAACTTTCAAATAAAATATCACCACGAGTAGTTAATACAGCAGCAGTATCTCCTTGAGCAAGAATTGTCCAAACGGTTGCGTCTGAACCAGGTTGAACATTTGTTTGTTGGTCTTTTAATTGTACATATGAGTTTGAAGAATATCTAACAACATCACCAATATTGTATGCTGTAGCGGCGTCATAAGTACCTCTCCAGTTAAATCCACCAACTACTTGTTTCCAATAAGTTGCGTTAACTCCACCATCTGATTGAGCAGGTCTTTGATTAGTTGCGTCTAAAATACATACATAAGAATTACCACCATACTGAACCGTGTCTCCAGTTTTGTATGTTGTTCCGTGTACATAAACACCTTCAGCATTAAATCCTGTTGTAATTACATCCCAAGTAGCATTGTCAGCAGGCGTTTGTCCTGACGCCTCTTCATCAGCAATATACACATAAGAATATCCACCGTGAGTTACGACATCACCTTTTGAGTAAACCGTACCTGCGTTGTATGAATCTTCAAATTGTAATCCTTCAGAATAAATGGCAAAGTTTGCCTGTGCGAAATCATCTGTTGTTGCACCTGAAGTGTGAGCAGTTGTACATCTGTATTGGTAAGAACCAAATTTTACAACATCATCTAATCTGTAATATGTTGTTGCAGCCCAATCACCTCTATATGCTAAACCTTCACTATAAAGTGTAAAGTTTGCTAAATCTATATTAATATCTCCACCAGCAGCAGATGTGTGTTCAGTAGAGACTCTGTATGTTCTTCCACCATATTTAACTAGGTCGTTTAATCTGTATTGAGTTGAAGAAGCGTAATCACCTCTAAAAGTGATACCGTCTGAATATTGTTCAAAGTTTGATTGATTTAAAACTAAACTTGAAGATGTATGAGCAGTTGTACATCTATATTGTTTACCACCGTAAGATACTAGGTCGTTTAATTTGTACCAAGTTGTATTTGCATAGGCACCTTTAAAGTAAAGTGATTCACCGTGTAGTTGCCAATTTGTTGTGTAAGTTGCTGGAGTTGTGTAAAATAAATTTTCGTTATTTGGTGATGTATGATTTGCTATACAAACATACGAATTACCACCGTACTTAACTATATCGTCAATAACATAGCCTGTACTAGTTGTCCAATCACCTCTCCATTTAAATTTAAGTCGTCCTAGTTTAAAATCTGCCATTTTTTTCCCTAATTATCCATTTCTATACTGCACTTTGATATGATGTAGTTGTAGAAACTGCTGTTGTGTCCTCAAAAGTGTCAAAATCGTCTGAACTTTCAGCGGATCTTGTAACTCCTGCATTTACTCTTTTTACTAAATCTCCACTAGTATTATTTATAAGAAAAGTTGTTGTCGGATTTGAGGAATAATTAATTTGTTGAAATCTATCACTATCATTATTAAAATATCTTTTCTTAACCGTACCTATAACAATACTCAATCCAGTCTTTGGAATTAGAGTGAAAGTTACTACGGTATTATTAACTAATGTAAAGTCTGAAAATGGTACTTGTTGAACTCCGTCTAAAAATACTGCAATCCTTGACTCATTTAAGACAGGAACTGATATAGTAAACTCATATGCTGAACCATCTGTTGTGAAATAGTTAACATCAAACATCTCTAATCTTTCATCAACATAGTCTGTTTCATCTCTACCTACGAAATCAGACTTACCATCTTCATAAAATTTTGATACTTCAATAGTTTCATTACCCTTGTTAGGGTTTACTGAAGTTAAGTACAACATACCATCTTTTGTTCGTCTTAAACCGTTAAAAGATTTCTGTTTTGTAGAAGCAGCAGGTGTGTGATTTACTAAATATGCCATTTTTTTCTATTTATATTTTTATGTTAATTCAAGGATACTTGCGTATGCCTCAACATCTACTGAAGACGAATCAGGATTTGCGTCAGCAACAACTCTCACAATATCGTTGTTTTCTAAATTAACTGGTTTGTCTAAAGTTAATGTATTGTTTGGTGGAACTTCTAAACCTTTACCTATATGATAAAAAGTTGAACCACCATCAGTTGTAACTTTTACATCTACGGTAGCACTAGCAGTTGTACTTTTATTTGAAATATATAATGCGTGAATTACAGCAGTTGAACTTGCACCAGCGGCAAATAAATTGCCAGCAGATGTATCTACAACTGGAACTGATATTCCTGCATTTTTAAATGTACTTGCCATAATTAACTACCGAATACTATTGAAAACGCTAATGAATCTCCTAACATTGCTACATCTCCACTTGCGTCAGGAAAAGTTATTACTCTATCTCCTGTAGGTTCTGCAACCGTTAAAGTTGTTTCGTATGCGTTTTCCTGATAACCTTCAAAGATTAAATTTGCACCGTTTAATGTAATATCATTATCAGTTACGGCACCACCGTCTGTAACCGTTTGTAAAGATACAGCACCTGCACCACCAACTTCTTTAACAACATTACCAGATGTTTTAGTATATAACTTACCATCGGTAACATTCATTGCCAATTCGTGTACTGCTAAAGCAGAAGCACCTGGAATTTGATTTGGAGTTTCTGATCTTTTAATCTTAATTACCGTTGACACTAGAAGTTTCCTCCGTCAACGGTTACAATTTCTACCTCACCTGAAGTTACAGCAAAATTGTCCGAAGTAAAAGAAGCAACACCTTTGTTTGAAGTTGTAGCGTCTTCACCTTCAATTTTAATTGTGTCAGCACTTGCAATAGTATTAATTCCTTCACCAGCAAGAAACTGCAAAGTACCTTCTAAAGCAACTTGACCTTGTGTTGAAGTTTCATCTTTAAAATATATTGTAGGATTTGCAATTTTAGCAGTTGTTATTGTGCTGTTTGCAATCATTGAATCTTGTATACCTAACGCCTTAACTCTTAATGCGTCTGAACTTACTTCAATAGAAGAATCATCAACTTCAACATCTAATTGATTACCGTCTTTTGACATAGCGGCACCAGCAGTAATTTGACCTGCACCAGAAAATTGAGATACATCTAAATTAGTTGTTCCAAATGTTGGTTGACCTGTATGAGTAAATGTATAACCATTGTTAGCATTTAAAACACCTTCTTCAACAAATACGAAAGCACCACCTGATAATTCAGCAGGTTGATCTTCTGGAGTTGCTCTTGTTAATACCCAATTAGAAGAAGCACCACCTACACTAGTTACTTTATAGATACCGTTTTGTGTACGAGTTGTTTGATCTTTAACTAAAATTCTATCATTTAAATTAGCAGCCGTACTATCTAAAACTAATACTGCTTGAGTACCTGAATTAGTTAGTGTTGCACCAACACCAGCAGAACCATTTGAATAAGTTGCTGTTAAGTTAGCCGTTGTTGCAAGTTTACAAGATGGTTTAGTATCTAAACCTTGTGCAACTTGGTCAACATACATTTTGTTAGCAAGTGAATTATCTGTAAATCCTGCTCTGTCTTCATAACCTGATGGCACAACTATTGTACCTGTACCGTGAGGTGTTAAAGTAATATCTTTGTTAGCAGCTGTAGTAGAAATTGTTTGACCATTAATTGTAATATCATCTACAACTAAAGAAGTTAATCCATCTATATCTGTTGTAGCAGCTGCACCTAAAACTATTGTTTGACCACCTATTAATACTTGAGGATTTGCTAAATTAGCATTTGTAATTCCAGCAGTACCAGATAAGTTAGCGTTTGTTAATGAGTTTGCCTGAATTTCAACATTGTTATCTGTAACATCTGTATCTAAACCAGGTCCTCCAGCAAATGTTAATGTTTCTGAAGTGTTATATGTATCTGTACCTGTGTCACCTGCTAAAGTAATAAATTGATTAACGGTTGTAAAATCTAAATTTCCTGATCCGTCAGTTTTTAAGAACTGACCAGCAGTACCATCACCATCAGGTAAGACAAAAGTTTTTGATTGTGTAACTGCGTTAGGAGCTCTTAAACCAATAAAGTTTGTACCGTTATTAGTACCTTCGTTAAATCTTATTTCACCACCGTCTGTAAGTGAGTTACCTACATTTATTGTATCTATTGCTAAGTTAGCGTCTGCTGTAAGTGCTGAATTTCCTGTTAGCGTACCGTGTACGTGATCTAACATATCAGTAAAATATTGACCTCCAATTACTGATACATTGTTTGCGTCACCATTACTATCAACACCACCTTCACCTATAAAAATTCTATCACCAAGATTACTTTGTGAACCTGTTCCATATGTGTATGCTAATTCGCCGAGTTTAAGTGTTGAAGGTGCTGAAGTTGCTGGACTTCTTTTTATCTGTATTACCGTTGCCATATATTACTCTCTAAAATGTTCCGCCGTTAAATGTTAAAGTTCCAGTAGTGGTAACTATTTCATTTCTACTAACGAATTTACCATCACTAGCTCTGTATTGTAATAATGCACCATCATCTAAAGAAGTAACATCAACATCACCTAATAATTTTAATGAGAGAGAACTATTTTGTAGTGAAGTACCTGAAGGCAGGGTTACTGAAACTTTTTTAGGTCCGCTTCCAGTAGAAGCATTAATTTTCGCTGTAATACTTGCCATAAACCTCTCTCTTTTGTTATATTTATAATACTTTTATTATGTAGTTACATTGGGTCTGACCGTAATTAACCCCTCAATTACTCTAGTTACCGTACCAGTAGAGGTTTGTGTAATCTCTACATCATAGACATATCTTTCTGCGTCTAAAGCGCCTGTCTGAGCAGCCGTCATTGACAAAGCAACTATTCCCGAAGTAGCGTCTGATCCAATAACTGAAGTCAAATTTGTTCTTGTTCTTGTTGACGCATATCCTTTTGCCATCTTTGCTTCTGTTGTGTATCCAGTTAAGTCAAATGGGTTGCCGTTTGCGTCTTTTACGGTTACATCTGAACTAAAATTAGCGCCTTGATCTATAATTAAATTAGCTATTGCTGCCATTGTCTTGTATGTCTTTTATTGGTTGAACTTTCTCTTTTTCCATCAATTCTAAAATTTTCTTATTATAGTATTCTGTCAAAACTTGAATCTTCTCCAACTCAACATTGTGTCTTACTTTTGACGCCTCAATCTCTTGTCTAGCAACGATTTTGTTTCGTAACTCTATGCTAAAAGATGTTTCGTCATATGTCTTTCCATCTATTGTTAAAGCCATTATATACTCCTTTGTTATAATATATCTAACTATTTATACGGTTTTAAAGGTACTTTCATATCTTTAGGATAGATAATTGTTTGTAGGCAATTGTCTTTTTTACCCTCACATACCCAATATTGTTGGTCACTTACAATCAAATTTCTATCATAATCCTTATTAAAATTATCAAAATAATACTTCAACCATCTAGTATTTGTTCGTTGTCTGCTGATAAAGTAAAATTTAGGATTAAGTTTTTCTATAAAATCTATCTGTTGATTTAATACAGGATGATTTATATGTACGCCATCTCTCTTTTTAGACCCACCAGTTTCTCTAAAATCTTTAGAATATAGAAATCTATTCCATAATCTATAAACACCTTCACCAAAAAACTCTCTATGATATATTGTTGATATTACTTTCACATCATCTTTATCACAACTTACAGATATGGCAGTTTGTTCATCTATATTAAACTCATTATCTGTATAATTTTTCCAATATGGATCAGTCTTACTATCAACAATATCTTTAATAATATTATTAATTTGAATACGATACTTTTTAGGTAATTCAGTAGGTGTAAATGTATAATTATTTAACATCTGTAAATATCGCTAATGATTTTTTGTTTGTAAAATTTTCTACATTTTGACTACAATGAAAAAACTTACTAGGGAACATAATTGCTTGATTATAATTATATTTAAAATATTCTTTAACACTAAATCCTCTTTTATCTTTTATATGTTTAAAGTCTAAACTATCAGGTAAAGATATATTTGAATCAAACTCTTTTATTTTTTCTTTTCGTTCTTCAAAAGATAATACTGATTGCCAATCTTGTGTGTAATAATCATCTAAACTATATGTTGTATCTGCCCATTGATTCATTATAAAAATACCACCTTGTGGTTGTTTATCTAAAGGAACAATTATAGTATAATGAGAAGTTTTTGTTTTACCACTATCACAATGTAATCTATAAGGTTGTTTTAAATCGTAAATATGAGCATCCCTTATAGAAAAGTTTCCTATATGTTTTGCTATCTTAATTGAAATTGAAGTTAATAATTTTTGATAATATAAAGTTAAGTTGCCTGTTGAGGATTTAAATTCTTCTTTATTATTATAAGTAAAAGAGTTTAATTCTATTTCAGATAAAAAATCATCAATTATAAAGTTTTCGTACATCATCTAATTTATTCAACCACGAATCTCTATCAATCCAACATATATTATAAACTTTATCTTTTTCATCACCTGCGCCACCTACATCTCCTTGAGGTATGGTTGCTAGATGTATGCTAATATCATAATGTAATCCGTTTATATGATAATCTTTAAGTGTATCTTTGTGTAAGGCATAATTAGAACTTGCATTAAAAATATCAAAACAAATATTTTTCTTTAAGTGATCTAACATCATACCAAATTTTTTACCTCTATGATCTTTAGATACCCATTGACAAGAACTATACATATGTCTTCCATTTAAAGAAGATAATGAATGAGTTAATAAAATTACTTCTTTAGATTTTTCAAAGTTTTTTGCTTTTGCAAATTCATTATACCATTTATCAAAATGAATTCCCTTAGCAGCATATGTAGCTATTATATCAGAATCTTTTTTTAAATATAATACAAAAGCATTATCTATATTTAAAGTGTTAATAGATAAATCATC